CCCCAGTAATAAATATATATACCCACACAGACCCCCCCCTCGGAGAAAAAATGAACACCACCACCCCACCAAAAAAAATCCTAGACGATGTGAAACACGCCCACGCCCTTGCCGATGAGGGCAAGTACGAGGACAGTGCGCGACTCTGCGGCGAGTTGTTGCAAGCCTATGACAGCCCCTATGTAGCCAATCTGCTTGGGTTGAACCTGTTGCGGATGGGCAAGCCTGAACACGCTGAGAAGGTCTGGGAAACCGCCCTTGAGGATGATCCTGACTGTGTGCCTGTGATTACCAACTTAGCCAACCATCTGCGCGAGAGACACAGGTTTAATCGCGCTGAGAAGCTCATAGACCATGCGTTGCGTTGCAAACCACATGATTTTAGGGCAAACCACAACAAGGCGGTTCTGGAGCTTAATATAGGCCGTTATGACAGTGGTTATAGCTACGCTGAGAGGGCATACGCTATTGATGAGGGTGACTTGGCCGCCAAGCATACGCTGTCTTTAGCCAGCCTCTATACTGGCCGTTATAAGCAAGGACTGGGCTTGTATGATGCGCGGCACGAGTTATTTACTAGGGATGATGCGCCGTTACCCAAATACACTGGCGGCAAGGCGAAGGTCATTGTCCGGCACGAGCAGGGCTATGGCGACACGTTGATGGTGATGCGCTTTTTGCCACGGTTGCAAGAATTGGGTGCTGAGGTGTATATTGTTTGTCCGAGGCCATTACAGAAGCTAATTGAGCAATCTGGGTTATGTAAGATACACGATGATAGCATAACCGATTACACGCATTATCTGTGGACGATGGACTTAATGGAAATGTTCATACAGGAATGGAGTGATTGGGATGATAAGCCTTACATTAATGCCAGTTTGGAGAGCCGAGCGCGATGGGGTTCACAGCTCGGCGAGGGTGACGGTGGGCGAAGAATTGGCATCTGTTACAGTGGCGCGGCGCGGTCGGACTCTATCGCGGCGTATCAGATCGACAGACGCAGAAGCCTTGCGCCGAGTGAGGCAATGCAGATCGTGCGATCAAAGCCAGATGCCCAGTGGGTTAACCTGTCAAGGGAATTTGGCTTGCCAGAGGTAGAGGACTTTGGCGCGAGGATACAAGACTTTTCTGACCTAGCTGGTCTTATTAGCAATTTAGACTTGGTGATTACAGTTGACACGGCGGTGGCGCATTTATCTGGCGGCTTGGGCGTTCCTACTTGGATGCTCTCACGATACGATGCTTGCTTTAGATGGTGGCCGTACCAAGAAACAACTGCCCTATACAGAGATATGCGGTGCTTCTACCAGCCGAAAATGTTTGACTGGCAGTCGGTTATAGCTGATGTGCAAAAAAAATTAAATAAAATGTAATTTTCCCCTTGCAATCCCAATATACTTAAACTATATTTAAGTTATCAGGACAACAAATGGGAGATTTACTGATGACTTTTACAGACCTTGAAATGAATGTTCTTAACATCCTCGCCGCTAACCACGGCAATGAGTGGCAAACTGATGACTCGCCAGATGATGACTATGCTTGGCCACACATTGATACTTTTGAGCTAACTACTGATGGTACTCGCCAGTGCGGTACAATTTTTAGCGAACACAATCTCGATCCAAAAGTTTATCGCGGCGTGATCTCAAGCCTTCTTCAGAAGGGTGCGATTATTGACGATGAGTATGAAGCTGGAACAGCTTTTCGCCGTGTGCCGATGATCGCAATAGCCATCACAAAAAAAACATTTGACGAAATCAGAAAGGTGGCGGCCTAGTGCCGCCCCGAAAGGGAGATTTACTGATGGAAAAAGAAAGATTGAAATACGAAAAGTCGCTGGCAAAAATTACATTTGTTAAGCAAGCCTATGAGATTGAGGCGATGCAACAAGTCATCATTACCATGCGATCAATAGTTGGCACTAAGTTTGACGATAAATGCAGAGCCGCTTACGCCGCGCTAGATAACGCAAGGCATGAATTGCTAGAGGCTACGCTCATTGATGGCTAAACAAATAAAAGGGTGGCGTAAGCCACCCTTTTCTTCTATGGTGATGCGATGTCAGATAATTCAGAGCTATTAGCAAAACTACATGATGATCCTGTGCTGTTCGCTGAGACAGTGCTGGACGTTAAGCCCCAGCCGTGGCAAGCACGAGCTTTGAGGGCTGTGCGCGATAATGACAGGATAGCGATCAAGTCAGGCCACGGTGTCGGCAAGACGGCGTTCCTGTCGTGGACGGTGTTGTGGTGGTTATGCACTCATTACCCCTGTAAAGTCGCTGTGACGGCGAACACGGCGCACCAGTTGAGTGATGTGCTGTGGACTGAGATTGACAAGTGGGCGCGGAAACTACCGCCGTTCTTCAAAGACCAGCTAGATTTCAAGACTGACAAGATTGCGCTGAAGGGCGCGACTGACAGCTTTGCCGTTGCAAGAACCAGCCGTAAAGAGAACCCAGAGGCGTTGCAAGGATTCCACAGCGAGAATATGCTGTTTATCTGCGAGGAAGCATCAGGTATCCCTGACGTTGTGTTTCAAGTGGGCGAGGGTGCTATGTCCACTGCTGGTGCTAAGACCGTTATGTGCGGTAACCCTACTAGGTCGGATGGTTTCTTCTATGAGGCGTTCCACGGCTCTCGTGAGCATTGGGCGACTATGACCGTTAGCTGTACTGACGCCACGACTGTCTCTGAGCAGTTTTTAGAGAGCATGGCGATGAAATACGGCGAGGATAGTAATATCTATCGGGTTCGCGTTCTGGGCGAGTTTCCCACCCAGTCTGACGATGTTCTGTTGCCGTTAAATCTGGTCGAGGACGCTATCAAGCGGAATGTCGAGGCAAACCCCAATACACCAGTTGTCTGGGGCATAGACGTTGCAAGGATGGGCGGTGACCGTTCTGCGATTGCCAAGCGGCAGGGCAATGTCTTATTTGAGAAGATCAAGACCTACCAGAACAAAGACCTGATGGAATTGGCTGGGATTGTCTTGTCTGAGTACGATGCCACCCCCTATCAGCTACGGCCTAGGGCGATGTATATTGACGCTATCGGGCTAGGTGCAGGACTGGCTGACCGCCTCAGAGAGCTAGAGCTTCCGGCTGTGGCAATATCTGTCAGTGAGACTGCCAGCCTGAAGGACAGGTTTAACCGCTTGAGGGATGAGTTGTTCTGGAACGCAAGGGAATGGTTTGAGGCGCGAGATTGCAAGATACCCGATGATCAGACTTTAGTGCAGGAACTAACCAGTGTGCGGTATAAATACTTGAGCAATGGCAAGCTAAAGATTGAGAGCAAGGATGAGATGAAGCGGCGAGGGCAAAGGTCGCCGGATGTCGCTGATGCGTTTGTCTTATCGTTTGCCCAGCAAGGTGCAGTTGCAGGGGGCTACTCAAGGGGCTATACTTCCAACCGATCTATCAACGTCAACAAAGGGTGGATAGTATGACCGACAACATCATCAAGTTTCCGAAGGATAATCACTTTGAGATTGAGCTTGAGGAAGTTGCCACGATGATAGAGAATGTCAGCGAGATTATTGATATATTTACCCAAGGGCTAAACGCCGCCCACGACATTGACCCCGACACGATTATGTCGGCTATGATGCAGGGCGCGGCTATCTGGGGCTTGAGGGCTGGCATGACAGCCGATGAGGTTATGGATACGTTTAAGATAATTAAGATACGGCTAGAGGATGATTACGATGCCTGATTATGGCGAAAGGCAAATTGTTGGCGTTCCGACAGGCTTGTTAACGCAAGCTGGAAGGCCAATGTATGAAACGCCTTATGGCGAAACGGTTTCAGAAAAATCAGTAACGCTTCCCATAAATGGATTTTTTTACAATGTTCCAAGCATCCATCAAGGTGTTCAATATACTGAAGATGAAATTTACAATATGCTTGTTAACGGCATGATTGAGCCAACATCAGTGCATCCCACAATGGAAGAAGCAATTACGGCGGCAGAATTACGAAGCAGTGGATTATTAGGATATTAACATGGCTAAAGACCCCCGATTGGATAGGGCTGGTGTATCCGGCTATAACAAGCCAAAGCGCACACCAAGCCACCCGACAAAATCTCATGTGGTAGTCGCCAAGGAAGGCGATCAGGTCAAGACTATTCGTTTTGGCCAGCAAGGTGTTTCTGGTGCTGGTAAGAACCCCAAGACAGCATCAGAGAAGGCGCGGCGTAAGTCATTCAAGGCACGCCACGCCAGCAACATAGCCAAGGGCAAGATGTCTGCGGCTTATTGGGCTAATAAAACGAAATGGTGATATAGGAGACTGAAACATGGCTAAACCCCAGCCAAATGTTTTAGTCAACACTGACCACGGCATGATGATAGTCAACAGACTGGATTATGCCCTCGCACCAGACGGACAGACTGGATACGGTGTTGGCTTTCAATTACTGAACAAGGGCAATTATGACCCAGAGGAAATCAACCTCGTCAAGTTCCTAGCAAAAGATATGGCAGAGAAATTAGACCGCCCGATCACGATGATTGACGGCGGTGCTAATATCGGTGTGCATACGATTGAGTGGGCAAAGGCTCTGGGCAATCGTGGCAGAATTGTGGCATTTGAGGCGCAGGAACATATTTATCATATGCTTTGCGGTAATGTGGCGATTAACAACTGCTTTAATGTAAAGCTGTTTAATGCGGCTCTGAGCGACACTGAGGGTTGGCTAGAGATACCCAAGCCGAACTACAACGACACTGGCTCGTTTGGCTCTATGGAACTTAAACAGCACGCCAAGAGCGAACATATTGGTCAAGACCTGACCAAAATGACCACAGTAGCTACTATGGCTATTGACGACTTTGAGTTTCAGCATTTGGACTTTCTCAAGCTGGATGTTGAGGGTATGGAGATGGAAGCTCTGGCTGGCGCGGATGAAACCATCAAGCGTTGTAAGCCTAGGATGTTGATTGAGATTATCAAGATTGACCGCGCTGAAATCTCTGGCTGGTTGCATGAAAGGGATTATATCTCATATCCGTTTGCAGGGAACTTTATTGCAATCCATAAATCTGATAGTATGTCGGACAGGATTACGTCTGAAAACGGCGTTGTGAGCATTTCTTAACAGGAGTTTATTATGTACGGTAAAGGCAAAGGCAAAGGCATGAAAAAGGGCGGCACTAAAACAGGCAAATACTGCTCATAATGGCTAAGGGTGTTGCACACTATTTCCGCGATGGCAGTCGTCATAAAGGCGGCAGTCACAAGATGCCTGACGGTTCTCTGCATAGCGGTGCAAAACACACAGCATCTAGCAAGCGGCTGTATCACTTTGCTGGCCTATCTGACACGGCAAAGAAAAAAGCCAGAAAGAGATCATAATGGCAAAGCAAGGATTGTATGCGAATATCCACGCCAAGCGTAAGCGTATAGCGGCTGGTAGTGGCGAGAAAATGCGTAAGGTGGGTGCAAAGGGTGCGCCTACCGCAAAGTCTTTTAAGCAAGCGGCAAAGACTGCGAAAAAGAAAAAAGGCAAGTAACCATGGCTGTCAGAATGGCTGATCCTGCGCGTTATGCGCCTGACCTACTGGGTTTCTATCCACAGGAACGCCAGATTGATCGCCGTTACGAAATGACTGGCGTTAATCCTTATGCGATGAACGCTGACAGATATGTCTCTGGTTTATTAACAGACCCCATGGCTCGTGCAGAGTTTGGCACTGGTTTGTTGCAAGGCGCAACAACAGATTTGGGCGGTACGCCAGTAGATGTTTATGCAGGTGCTGTTGATGTGGCACAAGCGATCACGCCGCAAAACAATCAATTTAATTACTACACTAATCCATTCTGGATGCTGTCACAGTCTGGTGATATAGCTCAGAAAGCGCAAAGCGTTGCTGGCTCAGAGGCTTTGGGTGAAGCTGTTTATGGCAAGCCAGAGCAAGGCTACGAAATGTATCGTGACCCAGCCCGACTTATTGGCGGCGTTACTGGGGCTGGAGAACTTGCGTTGGGCAAGGTGTCTAAGGAAGTTGCGCCGTATGTTGCAAGGGGCGTAAATTATTTAACTGACGCTATGCCTAGACCGCAAGCTGTTACACCAGAAGGCTTATTAATGGATGTGCCGCAACAAGCACCAACCCAGCCACAGACGCTGTTGATGGAAGGTGACAATGCGCCATCCGCAACACAATCTGTTGACAATTTGCCTATTGCAGAGCCAGCACAAGTTGTGCCGCCTACGGACGAAAACCCTGTTGGTATCATTGCATTTCACGGTTCTGGCGCAGACTTTGATGAGTTTAAGTTAGAGAAAATTGGAACAGGCGAAGGCGCACAAGCGTTCGGTTATGGGTTGTATTTTACTGACAGTGAGGACATTGCGAAGTTTTATCGCAATAGTGTTAGCGCAATAGATAGATATGCACAGCCTGACTTCGACACAATGGCTGGCAGTTGGACGCAAGAAATTGGATTTGACGAAACTGGTGGCCAACGAACATTATCATCTGCCGATCCAGATTATGATTATTACATTGACCAACTTGATAATTATGCTGTTGATAAAGCAACTGATTTAACAAACAAGTCTACAACTTGGAAATTTTCTGATGGCAGTGAACTAACGACAGAAACAGATACTGTGCCTACATTTAATGGCAAGCCGCTAGATAGTATTTATACGCAAGATGTTGAGGATAGGTTTGGTATTGACATCAAGAATATCGCGGAAAAGGCTAGAAAGTCAGGCATAAGAGATGATGTTGGCACATTAGAAGACGACATTAGTATGGTTCTAGCAAATTTAAGCCAAGGTTTGTCTAGCAAACAAGACATGAAAGCCGCCCTTGAAAGCCTATCTATGCCAAATGATGGTAGTAGATATCAAGTCTTGTACGAAAACTTTATCGAGCCAAATATAGAATTCAACGAGGTTGATTATGTTACATTAGCTGGCAAACCAAAAGGCAAAATTTATAAGGTTGGTCTTGAGCCAAAGCCCGAAGATTTGTTGGATTATGACTTGCCGTTAAGCCAACAGCCTAAGATGTTAAAACTAATTGATAATGTTTTCGGTGATTCTGAAATCGTTATTACACAGGCTGGGCTTGACCCAGCCACCGCAACAGGCGGCGATTTTATAAAAGCGTTAGAAGGTGTAGGTGGGCAAGGCGGAAAACGCGCATCAGAGTTTTTAAGAAATGTAGGCATCTTCGGCATCAAATACCGCGCCGCAGGATCAAGAGGGTCAAAAATTGACGATGCGGCGGCAAAGCGCAACTATGTCATCTTTGATGATAAGTTAATCAAGATCATGGAGAAGTACGGCATCCCTGCTGGGGTATCGGTTACTGCCGTAAAGGGTGCTATGCAAGATACTGACGATGGTTTATTAGCAAAAGACGGACAACAGCCACAAGGATTGTTATAATGATTGTATGCTCAGACTGCCCCTATCGTGGACGTTGCGAAAACATGGGGCGTTGTATCCAAAAGAGAAATGCTGTATCTATGGAACTACCACAGCCAAAGCCAGTGCCTGTTATTACAAGCAATGGCAACGTCATGTCTGGCAAGGTGAAGGATGATAACTCGATTTTATACAAGGCCAAAACAGCCCTTACAGGCAAGAAAGCCCGAACCAAAAACTGAGTATGTACGTTGCGCGAATTGCGTTACGCACAAAATATGCGATACTGAGAACAAATGCGTATATGGCGCAAAGGTAAAACGCAATGGCAAAAATGGACGACTATCAACTAAACAGCATCGTAACGGCTGAGATACGAGACTCGCTAAATCACTTTGACAGCGAGTACAGCCAAGAGCGTATCCGCGCCCTAGACTTTTACATGGGTGAGCCGCTAGGCAATGAAGTTGAAGGCCGTTCCAAAGTTATCAGCACAGACGTTGCGGATACCATCGAACAGATTATGCCTAACCTTATGCGTGTCTTCACAGCTAATGACCAGTATGTGCGGTTTGCGGCTAGGACGGCTGAGGATGTTGAACGTGCTGACCAGATTACCGACTATGTGAACTACGTCATTAACCACGACAACGAGGGCTACAAAGTCCTGTACAACTGGTTCAAGGACGCACTGTTATTCCGGCTAGGCGTTGTCAAGTATTACTGGGAAGAAAAAGAGGATGTCACTGAGGAAGAATACGAAGACCTCAGCGAGATGGAACTTACTGCGCTCATGGCCAACCCTGACTATGAGATAGTTGGCACAATTTCTGAGCAAGCCACTGCGTATATGGTGGACGAGATGACAGGCGAGGAAGTGCCTATTGATAGCTCGTTCAGCGTAAAGGTTCGCGTCAAGCGTAAGTCTGGCAAGATTAAAGTTATTAATATCCCACCAGAGGAGTTTCTCGTTAACCGCAGAACGGTTGACCTAGATGACGCGCATTTTGTAGCGCATCGCACCAGCATGACTGTAAGCGATCTGGTGGCTATGGGCTATGACCGCGAAGTCGTGGAGCGACACGCTGGCACAGGTAGCGATGTTGACCTAGATGAAGAACGCTCAGTCCGTTATCAAGACCTAGAAGCCAACACAGGCATTGATGCCGCAGACCCAACACTCGCAGAGGTTGTCTATTACG